TCGTCCAGGTTGTATTGCGAATACTTTTGAACTCATCAGAAGAGAAACTGGGTAGGCGTGGAACAGACAAGAATAACGCCCGGATGGTGTAGACCCCTACCACCTTCCTTGTGCATACTAGACATGCGGAAACGTCCAAAATATATGCATAGGAACCCAAACCTATGACCGTTACGGGTACCTGACCGATGGCGACGGTACCACATATCCCTAGTCGAATGCAGAATCGACTAGTCTCCAGCCAACGTCTCGGCCGGAGGCTCGCTCCCCCAAAATACTTCGCAGAAATATCCACGGAACATGATATTAAGTTCAGTGCACAGGTACGCATAATACTCATCGACCCCGGGGGCGAGCGCTTCCCAGGTGACACCATAACCCACCTTCCGGAAGGCCGCAGAGTATATCCGCCTGAAGTCGTGTTCCATCTGATCATACAAAGCCTCCATCGCATTCAGAGACGCCCACTGCTTGTCAAAGGTGAACTCTGGGCATTCAATGGCCACAGCGGCCGCGATTGCCTTAGACATGGCTTCACCACCACGGATCATAATGTCTGTGTGTTTCTCGCACATGTCATTGAACATAGCAGTGAAGGTCTGCTGCTGAGCATACTCTTTACCATCAAGATCTTGAGTCAGTCTCGCGGCATCAAAGCTGCCCAGATTGGTGACCAGCATATTCTCGGTCAGATCAGTTGCCGCCTTGCCGTGGCGGAACTTGTACTTCAGGGAATGATAACGATACAAAATAGCCGCGTATCTGAACATAAGAGGAACATCCAGGACATTCTGCATAAGGCTCAATATTTTCGTCATCGCAATGATCTGTACATCGCCCTGGGTGGCGAACGATATGGAGATAGATTTCAAGAATTTTTCGATTTTCGGCATGAGGAGAGTCTTGTGTTCATGATTATCAGGCTTATAGATTTTGATAATTTTCGACGTAAATTCGACTCTGCCTTTTGCTCCCCATACCGGATACAGCCCCTCCCCAGGCGGGGCGGGGCCTCCTACGTATTGTGGTTCAAGGATCAGGCGCATGTCGGCGGCGTTCTTCACGAAACGGTCAACAATCTGTTTCGAGTACTCCTCTACACCGCCAATAAATTGGGTAGTAAAGAGCGGGAGATTATCGTCCCCTTCTCCAAAGAAATCGAATCCGGTCTTGTCACCACGCAGCCACATATCAATAATGCTCTCTGCGTAGTCGTCTTCTTGACCGGCGGGGGCGTTGCTCCACATCATTTTACCCTTCTGCTTCTTACAGCGGTCCACGATTTCGAGGTGTATCTGCACGCAGAAAACCACGATTCCGGTAAGAAAGTTCAACACCGATGTCCCTCGATCGCCGCTCTCCCTGCCAGGGTTGCCGACGATGGCGCTCCAAAAGGGAGCGTTGAGAATAAGGGAACCTTTCAACCGATCGGAAAGGGCTGCGCGAAGCGCCGCCTTCTCCTCGTGGAGATGGAGTTCTTGCAGGAGGCCGCGGATGAAAGTGTTCTCCACCAAATCGCGGAGAAGGACGCCGAGCGTGCTATCGAACCGCCCATAGTCATTGCTCATTGCCCAATTGAACTCTTTCAACCGCTCCGCAAAACGATCACGGAGGCCGTTAGCATCGGCATGTTTCACGCTGCGAGATTCGAAGAACTCGCAGGCGAATATCAAGGCCTCTGCTGTGAAACAGTCGAGACAGTGCATGATGCACCCCTCGTCACCACTACTCACGATCATGCGTGGCTTGACCTTGCCAAGTACCTCGTTCAACTTGACAAACACCATCCTGCGAAACTGCTGGAACCTCGACGATTCAGGCTGATCGAGATTCATTGACGCCTTCAACTGATCCACTTCCTGCTGAAGTCTGTTCTTATGCTCCCCTTTCTTAGCCTTTGGGAGCAAATCGTGCTCTATGTACGCAATCAGTTCGGCCGCTTTCAACTTCCGCGCTTCCGCCCACTTGCTAGCGCACATGTCCATGGGTTCCACATCATCGTTCTGAAAATTGAACGCTTGTGGACTCACCGGTCTGCCATCCACGGTCTCATGCTCCTGCAGGAGCTTTTCCCGATTCTTAGACACGCAGATAACATAGTCGAGGAGCTTCTTCGTATACTTCAACAAGAGCTTCTGAAGCCGCCGCGGAATGGGCTTCGTATTAGAACCGTCGTCTGTGTAGTGCCGACCGGCAAGAGCATCTGTGAGGCAATTCGAATGCTTTGACGCTATGTAGCTGTCGCGGCAATACGGTCCGATAACAATCGCCTGGGCAGGCTTCTTGGTGTGCAACAAGTACTCAGTCGCCTCGTTTACACCTTCACCTGCACGCACTCCGTGATACTCTTCAATAAACGCATCCGTTCGTACCTGATTCAAGCAACATTGGTCAAAGTCCTTTTCCTCGTGCGTCACATCTTTGCGCAACTTAATCAGCGAACCTTCCGTAATATAACCAATGATTGGTGTTCCGTCCTTCACATGAATCAGATTCTCCCGTTTTGCCTCCGGCAACATGATAATCTTGTAAGGCAACGGCTCTGTCTTCCACAGCGATTTGAGCGCATCCCGACGTTCTGTACTATCCGACGGGGAAAGTGGAATTTGGTTAAGTGAAATTTTCTTGTTTGTTTGACCTTTCTCCAACCAGCACAACTTGCGATCGGTGGCCATTGCCGCAATTCCCAACCATGCATATTGGATCTTCGCCTGCATAAATCCGCCTCCGAGATCGGGCAGATTGAGACTCGTAACACGATTTGACTTCGAGAATTTGATATTCGTCATCACTGTCTCCTTGCATTTATTCACAGCTGCGCGTACCTGCGAATAGGCGGTATAAAACCATTTGCCATCGATGTTAACGGTGATCCACAAGGACTTGCCGGCCCAGAAGCAATCAGAACATGCGTTTGCACAACAACGCAACTGAATCACATCGCCTCTGTACTCCTCCTCGAAGTTAGCCAACTCGACCTCACCGACACCGGCGCAGTGCAAGCAACCTTCCTGCACATCACCGGCCACCTCTGCTTCAAAGGTCTTTCCTGCCCGCCCGTAGATATACTTCACACGATTCCGAAGCATCCTCCACTGACGGGTGTAATACACGTAATATCCAAAGCATGGCACGGAGAATATCAGCGCCACCTGCACATACCAAGGAAAATAAGTTAGAATGGCATGAAAAGTTGACCAGAACAAGGACAGAATCCCGGTCACCATAGTGTACAATGCGGAAGCCACGCTATGAAACGACAAATCAATGTGTTCCGAAGCGCGGGTAGCCATCATCCCATCAGGTGCTGAATCGCCCTTCCGGTCAACCGCAAGAAAGTTCTGAAAGATGTGCACAGGCACAAACAGTCGCTGTCCGTTCACTCGCATCAGCTCAAGCAGTTCGGGATACTCTTGAGC